TGTCCTCACGAATAGGTAAATCCCGGCGCGTCTTTTTTGCTGCCCCAGTAAATAGGGCGCTCCGCCATCTGCGCCACGTAGCGAAACAGCCGATCGCCGGGCTGCGCGGCCTGGTGCGACTCGTCTGTATAACGATCCGGGAAAGGGCGCTGCCAGTCTTCAAACACGTTAGAAACGGTGTACTGCAGGGCGTTGGTTTCGCCAGCGGTCGCACCGGTGGAAGAGACTTTGCCCTTGAAAATCAGGTCTGCCACCCGCGCAACGCCGGAATCGTCCATAGCCACAAGGTATATTTCCGCCTGGCGGCCCACGCATCGCTCGTTCAGTGTCTTCGCGAACAGTGACAGGTCGAGCCCGGAAAGCGTCAGTTTGAGCTGTGTGGGGCTTGTCGTGCCGGACTCCTGGACATCATCCACCGCACCCAGTGCGCCGACGCCGTAATAGACGTAACCGCCGAGTACCAGCGTGCCGGTACCGGAATGCACGTAAGCGGTGCCGGACTCAAACTGCACCTGCGCGGCAATGACTGCCGTCACGCGGTCGCGGGAGAGGTAATCCACCATCTGCCCGGAAAAGGGAGAGTAGAGCATTAAAACGCCTCCTCAAACTCCAGGGCAAAACTGGTAAAGACACCCGGCACGCGGGAGGCATTGCCCTGGCTGTTGTCCTTCAGTTTAAAAATACCGTACGGCGCCGCCACCTCCAGCTCGGCGCCAGCCGGCGGTGCGGTGCGCAGCATCGGCGCAATCTGAATGGTGGCGGTACCGTCGGCGGCGCTGGTGATATCTGCTGTCACCATCTTGAGCTCGCCATTCACCGTGATGTAATCCCCGGCACGCAGCACCAGCCTGGATGCCGCCCAGCCACGGGTGAAGAGCAGCACGCCGGACTGGTTCGGGTCAGACACCACCGGCGCGCCCGCAGGAGTACGCCCTTCCCTGCCCCCGTCGCGCAACCTGACGCGCCCGTACTCACCATCAAGCGTCGCCAGCAGCGCTTCAATGCGCCGGGCCTGTGCGTCGCTCTGGTTGCTGAACGTCAGCGAACACACCCAGCGGGAGCCGGGCGTGCGGACGGTCTGGGAGGTGCCATTGAAGGGAGAGCGAAAGGTGCGGGTACTGCTTTCAAGCCGCCAGGTCAGGGACGAGGGGCAGATATCATCAGGCCAGTCGTACACGTCGGCCATGAGCTTCTCCTGAATTAAACGTTCAGTATTTTTCGGGCCTGCCCGCGCGTGGCAAAGTCCTGAAGTAAGTCCTGTCGCGCAAGCTTCCGGCCCTCCTGCGCCCCCTGCCGTACCGCATCCCGCATAGCCTGAATTAGTGCAGCGTCGCCGTTGCCAGACACCGTGATGTGCTGGGTAATGGGCTGGCTGCCGCCGGTCTGGCCTCCTCCGGCAATTTTATCCAGTCCAGCCACGCGAACACCGAGCGAGCCATCAGATCCCCGCTTAAGCGGCATAATCGCCTCCGGCCCCGCCTCACCCATGAGACCAGCGCCTTTGGCGAACGCGAACATGGTGGGGCTGCTGACAATGCTGTTGCTGAAGCGGCTGAGGTCGGCAGAGTCGTAAACACCGCCTTTGGCGTTAAGCTGCACGCCAGCCGCAGCAGAACTGTACGCGCCAGAAGGGGTGTAGCCGCCAGAAGCGCCAGCGCTGGCGCCAAAGCTGAACATGCCCATAAAGTCGGAACCAGAAAGCGATTTAATGCTGTCTACCAGCATCGCGTTCAGCAGAACTTTTTGCAGCGACTGAAGCACGCTCATCGACCAGTCTTCCCAGTCGACTTTGTTGCCTGCCAGCGCATCAGAAAGGTTATCGACAAACCCGCTTAGCGAAGACTCCACCAGCCCGGAAGCCTGGCTGTAATAATCGGATGCGCTGTCCACCCAGTTCGCCAGGCCGTTTGATGCGCCGGCGAGCCAGTCGCCCTGAAGCGCATCAAGCTTCTTATAATGGTCTTCCTGAATTGCCAGGCGTTGCTGTAGCGCATCACTGAGCGCGGCAGTCTCCTCGTCATATACGCTCTGGCTAATCTCATTGCTCTGGCGCCGCTTCTGAAGGTCACTCTGCTGATTAAGGTAATCGCGCTCGATATCAAGCCGTGCGCGCAAGCGAGCCTGTGCTTCATCCCCCATACCCGCACCAACTATTTCAGCATCTAGGGTGGCAGCGGCGTTAGCATTCTGTGCCTGAAGCGTGCCAATAAATTCTGCGACTTTAAGATTTTCCTCGTTCGCCTTTTTAACAGCGTTGAGGCGATCCACTTCTGTGGCAAGTAGTTCAAGTCGTTTACGCTGAGTCTCATTAAGACCTTCTAGCTTGCCATCGGCAATATCGAACTGGAGCTTCTGCTGCTCGGTTACCTCTGCATTCTTTTTGCCGGTAGTATCTATCAGCGCAATCTGCCGAAGATAGCTTTGTTCTGTGGTTTTGAAGGCGTTTTCAAGTTTTTTCGCTGCGGCGTCAGGGCTTGCTTTACCATTCTTTTCACCATTTCCCAGCAAGTAATTCAGCAGCGGATCTGTATTTGTCCAGGAATTTGGCGAAACTGGTTTATCTTCCTGCTGTTTCAGTTGCTCGCGTAATTTATTCCGGGCAATGTACAGTTTCAGCAGCTCACTATTTTCGTCCTTAATATATTTTCCACCGCTTACTGCATTAAGCATGCCTGTTGTGACAGAACCGCGCCCGTCTCGGTCTTCTTCAAGCTTCTTAATCCTTGCATCAACTTCGTTGATGTTCTGGTAATCAACATCCCCGGTTCTGGCTGCTCTGTGAACAGATAGATTATTCAGAATATTGCCTGTTGCCGATGCCGTCTTGATAAGCCAACCGGCCAGTTTGGCAACCTCACTGACCATATTCGCCAGCCCCTGCAAAACTGCAGGGTCGGTAAGGTCATCATGTATATTCTTAAAAGCGCCCTGCAAAGGAGATAGGTCTACTTTTGCAAGCCCAGAAGCTATTTCAATGCGAAGCCCTTTTGCCTGTGCTTCCATATCCTGGAATATTTCATTGACCTTAATGAGGTCATTAATTGATTCGGTATTTGGTGCCACACCGTAATCTTTAGCGAGCTGAATAAACTGTTGAAGCTTTTGGTTATTATTATCGAATAGCGGCAAAAGCTTGGACAGGTCATTGCCAAGGCTTTCGAGAATAGTGGTTTTTTCGGCGTTTGTGCCGATTTTACCGAGAGCATCGCCAATGGCTAAAAGTTGCTTGTCAGGAGTAGCCTTTGAGAGTTTTTCAGCCGACAATCCCAGCGCATTAAGCGCATCCACCGCCTCGCCGGATTTATTAAGCACGGCGTCACCAATTTTATCTCCGATATCCTTAAAAATATCGGCCATCTGGTCGCCGGATACCCCTGCTTTCTCGGCAGCGAACTGCCACGCCAGTAGCTCCTGAGTCGAGATTTTCAGCGACTTTGCCCAGCGGTCTGTTTCGGTTATCTGATCGGAAGTACTCTTAAGCAGCGCAATACCTGCGGAAGAAGCAGCAACCGCAGCGCCTGCTGCTGCTGCACCCATGTTAGCTATTGCTGAGCCGGCCGCTTTAACATCTGACTCGATCTTCTTGCGCCACTTATCAGAAGACCGCTCAGCTTTATCCATACCGGCAACAAAACCACCCACCTTTGCTATTAAATCTATTGTCAGCGTGCCGAGTGATTTGCCAGCCATATTTTTCTCCAGATAATAAAAAACCCCGCCTAAGCGAGGTTGCTAGAAAATAAAGAGTGATAAATTAAAACTTAGCTTTTTTGGATGCCTTAATGATTGTACATTCCGACCTGTCACTGTAGGTATTGCCTGTAGCCTCACTAAATGTCTTTCTCTCAAATGAAAGTTTCATTCTATCTACAGAAAATGTTTGCTTATATGATTTGTTATCTTTTCTCCACGTCACCTGTTCAGGGCCAAATGAGGCCGGAGCTGTAAAGTTTAAGCCTGGTCCACTTGATGCCGACTGAAGCGACGCGGTGCCGTTGTCTTGATCTAAAACTATTTTTAAATCAGAAGCCTGATTGTCAAGATAAGGGCATGACAAATAGGTTACTTTGGCGCTCACACTCGTAGAAATTATTGCTGATGAAAATAAAGTTACTGCTAAGACTGCTTTATTTTTCATATCTCGTCCCCTGCGGTAATAAAACACAAAGATTAGCAGGGTTCGAGAAAGCAATAAACGCAAGAGGAAACATTACACCCAAGACTTCATGGCTTCTTCCAGGGAAACGGGTTTCTCATGAATGTGGGGTGCGAAGTCGCTGATCCTGAAGGCCGGGTCATCTTTGCCACGGTTGACGTTCGCCAGCACCGACGCCACCAGCGAGGCGCCCCACTCCGTACGCATCATCGGGTTCAGGCTTCCGTACTGGTTACGGTATTTGACCCAGAGTTGGAACTCGCGGAAGCTGAGTGCTTCTTGCGCTTCGGCGATTGTCCTGCCGCCAATGCCGTTGAGGACGAGCTCGCACCAGATTTCGTCTTCTCCGGTGAGTTCGTCTTTCCCAGGTCGTTAACCTCCTGGATTGCCAGCAGCAGCGCGATAGTAAGCTGCCCGTCCAGTGCGCCGCGCTCCGGATCTGCTTCGCCCGTAATATCGGCGGGGGTGAATACCGGCTTGCCTTCTTCATCGCAGATAGAAGCGGCAATGCGCCCGGCAACCCCGTCGATATGCCCCTTTGCTGCCATTACATCAGTCATGGCGGTGTAATATCCCAGCGGGCGAATGTAGACCGTCGCGGTAAGCTCCTTGTCGCCCTGCTTCCAGTGGATTTCTTTTTCTACCGGGCGGCCAGTGAACGCGCCAGCCTGTTTCAGTGAATCAAGGGTGAGTTTCATTGCTGCTCCTGAAAATAGTTAAACGGTACGGGGCCGGGGCCCCGCCGGTTAGCTGCCTGCCTGCGCTTTGGGGATCCAGACGCCCTGGCCGGAGCGCTGAATGGTTGCGGAAGTGGAAACCACGCTGTTCGCGGCAAAATCAAACGGAAAGTCGGACACATAGCCGCGGAAGACATACCAGGTGCGGTCCGGCGGGAGAACCAGACCATCAACCGCGCCGGCGGCACCTTCTGCGGCGACCGTTGGCGTGGATTCGCCGTCCGCCCAGCCCAGCGCAAAAGTAACGTCCTCCTGGTCGTTGGATTCCGCCATATTGCTCAGCATCAGGTGGCTGGCATTCGCCGGATCTGCGTTCAGTGTTGTAGTCGCCTGGCCTGGCGTACGCAGTCCCTTTTTGTATTTGCGGGTGTTGCGGTCACTCAGGCAAGTGTCATCAATCTGATCTGCCGGGCTGCCGCCGGGAGAGAATGCGGTAATGCATTCAATTTCACTCACCGCCCCGTTTGCGAGGACGAAGAGCTGCGTGCCTTGTGTCACTACAGACATAATTATCTCCGGATATAAAAAAAC